GACTACGAGGTGGATCTTGGACGCAGGGATGCTCGTCCGTTCTGGTCATCGGCCTGGGCGTGGATGATGAACCGGAGAGCCGATGAAGAATTGTACTTCAAAATACTCTCAAGCCGGGTCGGCCTCGATGATGCCGCGATCGCGGAGAAGATGTTTGACGAGTTTCCGCCCGCCACGATTGCCGCCCCGTACTGCGGGCCTCCGCCGGATGAGTGCTGCTATGTGTTCCACTGGCGAACCTCGGAGACGAGATCTCCTGATCCCAAGTTCTCGCTGTCGATGATCGAGCGCGAGTATGCGGCCAAGAGGATGGGCGTTGAGCCGGTGGCGGCCCTTCCTACCGGGTTGATCCTGTACGACGCTCGGGTTTTCCAGTACATGGAGAAAGCTGACGAGCTTCCTTGGTTCGAGTATGAGTACGATGACCCGCCTTACAACACGATCAAGTGCACCACCGAGGACGTGTATCAGACCAGGAACGCATCGCTACTGAAGATGCCGCAATACGTGTGCTGGGACTCGTGGGCAAAGCATCACAAGGACAAGGGCGTGGAGAGGCCGTATGTCCTTAACGTGGATGGGTTACGGAAGGCGTTCGCTGACGCCGCCAAGCGGGGATTCAAGGCCAGAGAGTACATCCGGTTTGTCAGCCGTCATGACGTCCCGCCCGAAAAGCCTGAAGAGGCAAATGGAGGCATGGTTACCGAGGCCTTGTCGCCTGGGAAACTGGCCGATCCAGCCTCTGACGTCGCGGTCGTCAATAGCCTTCACGGGATTCTGGGTGTGCTACGAAAGAGCAGCGTCTCGCAATCCAGCGAAACGGGCGAATGACAGCGCAAAGCTATCCGGCCGCAGGCATTGTGTACCTGCGGCCGGATAAACCCAACACCATGAAGCCGTGCAACCGCCAGGACAAGACAGGAATTTTCGCGGTCGACTAGCGAATGTTAAATCTGAGTCCACCCGTCAATATGCAAACCGGATGCTCAGCGGATCCCCATGGCCACAAACGCCATGACACCATGGGTCCGGATTCGCTCTTGATTCCTACATAGATGATACCACGCGGATCGCCGCGATGATCACGAAAGCGACCACGAGTACCCAGAAAACCTGGACGACCCAATCGGGGATCGCTACTCCGAACTTCCTGAGCGCGATGTAGACCAGCGCCACTACGGCCGCAATCATGACTACGCAGATTGCAAGCTGTGGGATCGAACCCGCGATCATTGCTTATCCCTCGCCTTGGAAGCGTCCTGCCGCGTATCGCTCGCGTCCAGGTGCTTCTCAAAAGAGTCGTTCCGGTGCTTCTCGAGCAATATTTTCTCGCTGAGATCGCGAATCTGTCCTTGGACCACGTATTGCTGATTGCGCAGTTCGCGCAGTATCTCGATGGACAGTAGCCCTATTACGACCGTGAGCACGAGAGCCCAGGTGTGGAGGCTACTGATGGCGATTCTCGTCATTCTCGCTCCCCTTGTGTCCAGAGGGCTTTTTGTTGGAATGACCAATCTTTCGAGTCCTGTTGCGAACTCGTTGGACGTTGGGTCTAAAAGGGTGTCCATGCTTCTCCTCGTACTGATGGAGCATGTAGCTCGCCAGTATGCTTGTTCGCACCGCGATCAGGGATACGACAGAAATCGCGGTTGCCCAGTCGATCAAATCTTGGGTTGTCATGTCGCGGCCTCCACGGGGTTGCGGTTCCAGTCATTGGAGGCCGTGTGCGCCGACGACCCAATTTCTTGATTCACTTAATGGCGACCCGATGATCCGGGCCGTCTCCGAAGCCCGGGCATGGCGTCAACCCTGTCCGGGTCATACTCCTGAATTTACCGAACTATTCCGTTCTATGTAAGTACGCATCTCCTTTATTGCCTTCTTTCGTCGATTCTTGATCTGGCGTGGAGTCTCGCGAAGCCTGCGTGCGATTTCCTCGACACTCAAAGTTTCGCCTCCATTGATACCATAGGTCCAGGCTACCACGCTTGCCGAGCGTACGCCTGAAAGGTTCGCTATGGCTTGATCCAGTATGGATATTGTCTCGTTGTTATCGTCGAACTCTTCGGACTGGTTGCGACGCTTGTCCTCGATTTCTGTGACTGCTTTCGCTGCTTCTTCCTCCGCGTGATCAATCGAGTATATCGGCACGAGGAATGGGCCTTGCTTGGGGCCGACTATCCTGGCCTTTCCGCGAATCCTTTCCAGTTCATGTCGGACTATTGTATGCGCCCACGTCGTCATGAGCGAGACTTTCGAGTCGTATCTGTGGACCTGCTGGGACAGTCTCATCCAGATTTCCTGGAGGATGTCGTCCAGGTCGTACTGGCCGCGTTCCCGTGGCGATAGCGAGTGGATCCACCGCTTCGCCATCTGGATGACCATCCCCTGAATAGAGGCGAGTTGAGCGGCCCGGTCATCTTCGTCCCGGGCGTCGAGGCAGGTGTACTCTGGGATCTCTTTGACGATGCACATGGTCGGCACTCCATGTTCACGGTGGACTTAGTTCCTCACTGGACTAAGTTGTACCAAGATGCCGATCAGGCGTCAATCTGCTTTTTTCTATACTCAGTCCTAAATTTGCCCTCACTCCAGGACAGCGGTTTATCCCTTTTCCGGATTAGTTCGTTTGCTTTCTCGATGGCGTCGGCGAGTTCCGGCCACACGTCGCCGATGTCCTGGTCCTCCGGAAGATCATCGGAGAAGTATTCGCCGGTAATCTCGTGGGCGTAATTCGGTTGACAGATCACGAGTCGCAAGTCTTCCGGGTCCACGTCATTCGAGTCGCAATAATCCAGCAAGTCGTCCTCGCTGAAAAAGTATCTATCATCTTCGTGTTTTGCGAGCGGCGTTTCGCCATCCCACTCCTTGAACGGCATGGCGTTGTATCGCTTGAGACGGTGCTCGTCGCGGCAGGTATTGCAGCACGCAAGATGTTTTTCGTGCTCGTTTCCGCACTCGCAAGTGTCGTGTGTACAACCGTCATATCGAGCCAAACGTTCGGCCTCTCCGTAAAATCGTCCCTGGCGAGACACCCATCCGGTTACCGTTGCGATGTGGGCGGCCTCGTCGCTGTCGAACATTATTTTTGGACTCGCGTTTATCATTCGGTTGCCCCTAGTTCTTGCGCGATGTGGTCAAGATGGTTCCGAGCCGTTTCAGCGGTCATGGCTCTGGCGATTTCCTCGTGGACTCCGTTCTCTCTTAATGCTTTGATCTGGCTGATGGTGGCCATTCCTTCCTTGCGGCGTTTCTCGATGGTATCGATCAGCCGCGACGCTCCCCACTTGGTCATGTTCTCGGTATTGGTGATCCCGAGCCGATGGAGAAGGAATTCCTGCTTGGCCGTAATTGAGGGGTATCGGTCTCCCTTCATGGTGTCGGAAGGTTTTCTCTCCAGCCCGAGGATCTCCTTGCCGATCGCGAGCGGGTCCCTGATGTCAACGTGAAACTCCGCCTTGACGCCTCGCATGAAGATCGGGATTGACTCCCTGCTCTTGACCGAGGCCTTGGCCTTTGCGATCGCCTCACCTGTGGAGGCACCTCCGGCGACGAACTTCCTGGCTTCCTTGACCACCGCGGCCACGGTCTCTTCCGGCATGGCGTCGAGTTCTTCGTCGTCCTCGGCCACGTAGTCAAGTGGCGTGATCAGGTCGCGGGCCTCGCCGTCCGTCTTCCAGTCGAAGTCGACGACTAGGCACGATCGCTTCCCGGTCTCCGGGGAGATACGAGTACCGCGACCGACCATCTGCCGGTAGCGGTACTGCTGGAGTGTGGGTCTTGCGATCACGACCGCTTCGACGTCCGGCTGGTCCCAGCCTTCGATGAGGATTTCGCAGCAGACGATGACCTGGAACTCGCATTCCCGGAAGGACCTGAGGATTTCTTTTTGCTGGGACTTGGGCATCCCGAATCGGCCGCCAGAACCACACACGTATCGAGATGAGATACGATGTCGAGCAATACATAAAGGTTGTAGAGCAGTATCCGTAGAAAGTGCGGCACTGATTGCCATCGCGGAGCCGACATCAGGAGCAAACACCACGCTCTTGCGACAGCCCACTCGCTGTGCGATAGCGTCAGCGAGATATGCAGCGTGCGAAGAGATTCTGGCCCCAAGTTCTCCGACGTTGAAGTCGTCACCAGACACCTTGAGTCCTCTGAGGTCGATTTCGACATGGCACTGCTCCCAGATAACAGGCACGAGCCAGCCGTCTTTCACGGCCTCTCGCATGGGGTATTCGTACGCAACGCTCTCGAACAGATCAGACAGCTTGCACTTCAGAGCCTTTGGGGTCGCCGTGATCCCCAGGTGCCGCGCTGGCGCGAAGTGATTATAGATAGCCTGGTGGCCATCGGCATGTCCGTGATGGGCCTCGTCGCTGATGATGAGCCCGAAGTGATTGAACTTCCATGACCCTAGCCGGTCTCCAGTCATGGACTGGACGGTAGCGCAGACCACTTCGGGGTCACGGAATTCCCGAGCACGCTCCTGGCCCATCTCGATCCCGACGTCCATTCCCATCGACTCGAACTTGGCCGCCGCCTGACGCACCAGAAGTTCCCGGTGTGCCAGGAACAGGACGGGGAACTCGTACTCGCGGACCACCTTCTCGGCCACCTTCCCCGAGACGACGGTCTTTCCAGTTCCTGTCGGCATGACAAGAAGCGTGCTTCGCCGCCCCTCTTCGTCGAACTCCTCGAAGATCCGTGCGACTGCCTTGTCCTGGTACTCGCGATTCTGATAGGTGACCGGCGGTGAGATCATCCTAGTTTCTCCTGATCATGCCGTAGTCGGAATCCGGTCCCCTTGCAGTCCAAGCATTGCTTGTGGCCACCGTTCGCTCCCTTGCACAGCCCACACAAGTACCATTGCGACGGGTGCGATATCGAGATCGTGCGTCCGATCAGGTACGACAAAGGATCGTACCCAAGAGTTCTGGTCTGCTGCACCTTTCCGCCGATCGCCTTCTTGAGATCTGTTAAAGCCGGAACCACTTTTCGGTAAAGAGAGATCGCATTAAGAAGGCGATCAGGCTCGGCGACTTCTTTCAGTAACGTCGAACAGTAAAGCCGAGCCCAATCCATGTCGGAAAGATCGGCGTCTTTGGGCGGCTTCGGCGCGTCGGTTCGCTTTAGTTTCGGGATCGCTTTCTCGCGCTTAATCGCCTCGTCAACCGCGACGTTAGAACAAACGAGGTTTACGACTCGGTTTCGCTGCTCGGCATCGACGATTCTGGCCATCTTCAGGAGGTCTCTTTCGCCGATATTTCGCATCCCGAGCATCTCTAGTTGCTCGTCATTGAACGCTTCGGCGATCGTAACGTCATTCCTGGAAACCCTTTCAGACTGTCCGGAGACTTCTGCTACGCGCTGGCGGTAGGTCTTCGGTTGTTCCGCAGTCGCCTGATCCGGGGTAATAGGTGCACCAGCGTTGGCAGCGGCTGCCAACGCTGGTACTTGCGTGCTTGCACTCGGATCTGGTGTCTTCTGGAACTCTCCAGATTGCCCACGGCGTTCTGCTTTCTCAGATCTCGCCTTTCCCCCGAGTGCGTTCCCCGGGTCCTGTCCGTACAGTTTGGCGAACTCGGCAATGAGTTCTTTGACCGCCTTCGCCTTCTCGGCCTTGCTCATCTGCTTGCGGTGGAGGTTCTCGATGATGCGGACAAACTGGGTCTCCTCGGGCGTCCACTCGCCAACAACGGCCTGGATCTTGGCCCACTTCATGCGTCTGGCAGCCCATAATCTTTTCTGGCCGCAGACCAGTTCGTAGCGTCCATCTCCGGTCGGTCGCACGCTGATGGGGTTGAGAATCCCCTCACGCTGGACCCCGTCGAAGAAGATGCCATGATCGATCTGGTCGGGGTCGTACTGCTTGAACCTGCCGCCTGCCGGCGGGTCGATCTGCTTGATGTCGATTTCCGTCGCGGTCATTTTCGCTGCCATGGGTCAAGCTCCTTTATTGAGGATGTCGGCTCCATTGAGCCCTGCTGTAAGGATGTTTGCGATGCCCGTCAGTTTCTCGTGGTCGTCGCAACACAAGATATCGGGCACATCGCCATCGGTGATCTTGCTTACGAGCATCTTGATTCGGCTGTCGCCCTGGACCGGAGGCGTCTCATTCGGGTAGTTCTTACCGAAAAACTGGCATGCTCTGGCCCAGGCGACATTTCGCTTTGTCTCGACCATCTTTGATGACAGCAACTCAAACTCGTTGTCATAGGCGTCGAGTTTCTTGCAATAGTTGATGATCCAGTTGGCCACCCGGTTTGTGTCGGCCTGATCGAGCGCGCCGAAGTTCGTGGACTTTCCATTCTTCTCGGCCACCCGCTTGGCGGGAGCCATGATGTCGACGCCGTAATAGTCTCCGACTGATCGAATCCAGTTAGGGAGAGCCGGGCCAGCCGCGGGCATAGACCCGAATGAGGCTTTGGACTTCTGCGCGGTCGGCGGGTTCACCAGTTCGTTGACGATGCGAGTGGCTTCCGGGACGCTGGCGGTTCGCTCGCCCTCGAGGATGCGAGTGGCGACACTCGGAGGAACAAGCGTCTTGGTGGAAGTGGTCTCTGTTGGTGGAGGAATCCCGTCTTCGTAGATAAGCGGTAGCCCATCCTCGTAGAGGTGTCTTCCGACCCCGAACTTCACCGCGGCCCGCTTGAGAGCGTCGGAGAATCCGCCTTTCTCGTTGACCTCTCCGCCCGCCATTTCCATGTCGCCGCAGTCGCTCTTTGTGACGATCTCGCCCCATGGCGTTCTTATAGAAAGGCGGCACAGCACGGCGTTAGGCCCTACCACCTGATAGTCGTCCCACCAGTTCGACGGCCCAACGAGGTCATCGAGCCGATTCTCGACCGTCTGGGCTGTGACGTAGCTCAGTTTGCGTCCACCTGGCCCTTGCCTCTGGCGGACTGTATTCACGAATGGCACGAAAAACTGATACCAGAAAGCATGCTTCTCGTGATCCCACCACTGGCCGGTGTATTGCGGCATTGCGATGCGAACTCCATAATGTGTGAAGTGAAGGAGGTTTACGGTGCCACCACAGAAAAGTGCCCGCGGTCGCATCCTCGCGAAAAAGCTACGCAAGGCACTCGATACTAATGTTAGCCTGGACCAATCGAGTTTTCTTGCGGAATTGATGCAAGCCTTTGATGGGCCTACTGTTCTGTCAAAAAAAATTCGGGAACTATACGAAAACACTCAGTCGCCGATGGTTCAGCAGAAGATTATGTCCATGATCGTAACATTGGTGACGAGCACAACCCAGCGAGAGCTTGCGCAAGAGTTCGATCCGTCCGAGCTTTCGGATGACGAGCTTGACAGAATAGCCAGCAGCTATTTCGAGAAGGTTCAAACCCATGTCAAGACCGATGAGTCCGATGGAGATGCTGGCCAAGCAGGCGGAGCAGGAGGCGCTGGCCAAGCAAATGAACCGGGTGCGGAAGCCAAGGATGAACCCGCCGAGAATAAAGGACAAGATCCTGGATGATCTTGAATCATCCGTTCCGAAGAGGCGATCAAAGCGTGGTGCTCCGGATACGTTCGATGACCGGATCGCCGCGGCGCTCCCCGGCTTGCTCCCCAAAGTAGGTCCGGTCGATCCGGCGATGGTGCTCACGTCCCGCGAGCGGCGTGACCTGATCCTGGTCTTGGCCGAGAAAGCCAGGAGAGCCAAGTCCGCATTGAGGCTGTACCACCCCACTCCGGAGCAAGACGCCTTTCACGCCGACTGGACCAAGTTTCGGATCGTGCGCGGCTCTAACCGGGCCGGAAAGACTCTCTGTGCCGCGGTGGAACTCGCCCGCGCTGTCGAGAACTGTGACCCTTACGAGAAATGGCCCAAGAGTGGTCGGCTCGTGATCGTGGGAAGAGACCTCAGGCACTGCGCCAAGGTCATCTACCGCAAAATGTTCAAGCCAGGTGCATTCAAGATCATCCGGGATCTTGAGACCGGCGATTGGCGTACCTACGATCCGGTCAAGGACTTGGACCGAAAGAGGGAGTCCGAGGATGCTCCGCCGCTGATCCCTTACTCGTCCTATTCGCCGGCCGACATCGCCTGGGAGGATAAGCGGGAAGAGGTGCCGAGCACGATCTATCTGCGCAAGACCGGCTGGGAGTTGATGTTCTTCTCTGCTCTAGCGTCCCCTCCCCAGGGTATCGACGTGGATGGCGTTCTGTTCGACGAGGAAATCCCCAACTCGTTGTGGTTAAAAGAGATGAAGCCACGTCTCGTCGACCGTGGTGGGCGATTCCTGTGGTCGGCCACTCCCCAGGTAGGTTGCGGAGAATTGATCGACCTGTCCGAACAGGCATCCAAGGAGAAGGGTCTTCCAAACCCTCGCGTGGCCGAGCACTTCATGACAATCGACTTGAATCCCTGGATAGGAGAGCAAGAGAAAGCCGACTTCAAGGCGGACTTCGCCAGCGACGAGGACGAATACTCTGTTCGAGTCGAGGGCCAGTTCGCCACGAGCGGCCTAAGGGTTTACCCTGAGTTTGGGACGCGCGGCCCTCACAGGGTGAACAGCTTCCCGATCGGGGACGACTGGATGCGATCCCTGGCTATCGACCCTGGTCGACAGGTCGCCGCGTGCCTGTTCATCGCCACGCCGCCCGGCCATCTCCCCGATCACGTCCAGCCGGTTGTCTACGATGAGATCTATTTGAAGAAAGCGAATGCCCAGTTGTTCGCCAAGGAGATGCGGCGCAAGCTGGGGAACACTTGGGTCCGAAACTGGGTGATCGACAGCCACGAAGGGAACAAGCATGAGACTGGATCTGGTCTCACCATTGAGGAGCAGTACGCCACGGCTTTCCGGGGCGAGAACCTGGACGCCAACGGATTCGGAGGATTCCGGTGGGCCAACTCGGATGTGGCGGCCGGCATCCTCGCCGCCAAGACGAAACTGCACATCGAGAATGGCGTACCGGCCTGGCTGTTCATGGTGGAGAAGCTGCCGAACTTCTGCTACGAAATCAGCCGCTACGTGAACAAGAGGATCAGCAAGACGGGTATAGTCGTCGATGAGAACTCGCGGTCCAACGTCCACAATCACCTCATGGATTGCTTTGACGAGAAGACCGAGGTTCTCACTGATCGTGGCTGGCTTCTGTTCTCTGATGTTTCTTTGGATGATTTTTTGGCCACTGTCAATCTCGAAAGCGATCTCATCGAGTATCAGCAGCCAAGCGATCTGATCAGGAAGCATCATGATGGTCTAATGATTCGTTTCTCTGGGCACAAACTGGACGCGCTAGTTACTCCGAATCACCGGATGGTCGTTTATCCAGGCCAGAGCCGAACTAACCCCGTCGAGGTTAAGCTCGCCAAGGATCTTGATGTGTGGGATCGAATTAAACTCAATGCTAAGTGGAATGGCTATCACGGAATAATGGAGAGAGCGCCTTACGACATCGACCCCAAGGTGTTTTGCGAATTCCTCGGATGGTATGCAGCCGAAGGATCTCGTTATGAAAACTGGAATGAAAAGAGGGGCTCAACTGCATACCAGGTTTTTATCAGTCAGACCAAGGAATCTGGTAAATCCAGAATCAGAGAGATTCTTGACCAAACTCCATGGAACTGGGGCTATTCTAGCAATAGCTTTCAGGCATCATCTAAGGAGTTGTTCAAGCTTATGGGCGATCTTGGATGCGGCGATGGCCATTCTTCAAAAAGGGTCCCAGATCATATCAGACATCTCAGTCCAGAACTCATAGACTGCTTCCTGAATGGTTGCACTCAAGGAGACGGGTGGACTCAGGCAGGTCGCCGAACAATCTCTACGACAAGCAGAGAGCTTGCTGATGGTCTTCAGGAGCTTTTCATCAAGATTGGAAAGTCGGCGAGCGTAAGAAAGGTCCAGAGATCTAGCTGGAAGATCAAAGGCCGTTCAGGTAAATGCAAACTTCAGTATTGGGTGTCAGAATGGAACACTGACACTGGATTGCTCAGAGACTCTGAGAATCGTCCTAATTTTCACGAGGAACACTACAAGGGAGAAGTGTTCTGCGCGTCTGTTCCGAATGGGACGTTAATCGTTCGCCGCAATGGGAAGCCGATGATCGCTGGAAACTGCTTTCGCTACCTGGCCCTCATGAATCTGAAGTTTCAGCCGAACCCGCGGCAGGCGACCACGCACCAGTCGTGGACCACCAAGCGGATCCTCGAGAAAAAGAAGGCCAAAGCGAAAGCAAATGGATGGGGTGATTCAATCAGATTGGGGTAATTCATGCCAGTATTGACGCCGATCAATCCGTTCAATTCTCAGCCCGAGGCTCCGCCGACCCCTTGGAAGATGCCGCAACCGCTCACCCGGGTTGTAAGGTGGAGGCATCACGACAAAACCGGCGGCCGCTGGTACACTGCTCTAGTGGTCCAGCAGGACCGAGACTCGCTCAATCTGGTTGTGCTTCCGGTCGGCTACGGAGGACTCCAGCAATTCCAGGAGGGCGTCAAGCACGTTGATGACCCCAGCCTCAAGGAGATGGTCGTCTTCAATCCTGGTGGAGTCTGGGAACTATCCGAGGTGGATGCTCTCGTGCACTCCCAGGCCGCGGAGATCAAGGACCTGATCTCTCGCGTCCAATTTCTGGAGAGCGAGAACGCAAAGGTATTCAAGAGGCCTGACTGATGCCCGGCGATTTCTACGGCCCGTCCGAGATTCACCCCGTCCTGAGCACTGTCACGTCCAACTGGCAGAGACAGCTTGAGCGGGGCAATCGCTACAAGCAAGAGACGTTTGGCCGTTACGCCAGGGAGTGCCAGAGCTTCTTTCTCGGTCCCAAGTCCTGGGACGAGATGATGGGCTCGCAGTACATGGGGCCAGGCGATCGCATGCCCGACCTCAGTTTCAAGATGCACATCAACAAGGCATACGAATATGTCACAATATTCGGGCCGAATCTGTACTACAACAATCCTGTTCGATCCGTCAAACCTCGTGCTCCAGTGCAAGTGCCTGGACAGTTCTTCTCCGACCCGATGCAGTTTCAGCAGCTTGCTTTACAAGAGCAGCAACGAGTGGCTTTCGATGGAATACGCGCGATTCTGCTGGAAGCCTACCTGAACCAGACGCCCAGCCGATACCACCTCGACATCGAGTCACGGCAAGCCATAGACGAGGCTCTGGTCAAGGGATGCGGATTGCTCTGGACCGAACTGGTGGAGCCGCCATCTGGCGCGTACCGTGCGGTGACCAGCCGCTTTGACTCGATCGACCACTTGCTGATAGATCCTGACGCCAGGAGCTTCAAGGATGCCAAATGGATCAGCCGGCGATGCGTTCAGCCTACGTGGCAAGTCGAGCGAGACTACGGACTTAGGCCTGGAAGCCTCAAAGGTAATCTGGAATCCATGGCGATCCAGGCGGATCTTACGGTCGATCCGGATATGTCGGATCGCCGTGCTCGCGGCATTACAGGGGATCTCGTTGTATTCCACCAGATCTGGTCCAAGATGGGCATGGGTCGGACGGTCGGTTCCAACTACAACATGCGAAAGCCTCTCGACGAAATCTTCGGGGACTTCGTCTACCTTGTCGTCTGTAACAGCGCCCGTTTCCCGTTGAACCTTCCGCCCGACCTGGTGAATGACGACGACCGCACCGAGGATATGCTCCGGGCAGCCCAGTGGCCCATCCCTTTCTACGAGATAGGAGAGGAATCCAATGGAGGATGGCCCTGTACCCCTATCGATTGGCATAAGGTACCTGACAGCCCTTGGCCTTTTGCACCGCTGCTCGCTGCTCGAGGGGAAATGCGATTCCTCAATTGGGTCTATTCTTTTATGGCATGCCATCTGCGAAATGCGAGTCGCGACTTCGTTGCTGTCCAGAAGTCTCTCCCCGAGGAAGTCAAGTCCGCTATCATCGAGGGGCGAGACCTGACGCTGATCGAGCTTGAGCACGACCACGGAGCTATCTCTGACTGCATCCAGTTTCTTCAGCACCCCGAGGTC